GCGAGCGAATTGGCCGGAACCGCGACGACCGGGCTGTTTTCCTTCCTGTGGAACAATTACTCTAATGCGCTTTGTCCAGTTGGGGGCGGGCGCGGCGCCAGCGCAACCGCCGATTTCTCGGCCAATAAGGCAATCGGCATTCTTTCCATGCGCGGCATTGTGCCTGCCGGGCTCGACGATATGGGGGCGACAGCTGCCGGGGTTCTCCAGGCGGTCACGACATGCACCACGAACGGGACAACTACTGTCGTAGTGGTTAGCGCGGCCGGGATTGCTGTTGGCGATAGCGCGATTGTCAACGGAGTCTCCGTCGGGCCAATCGTTTCCATTTCCGGCCTGACTGTGGTATTAACAAGCGTAGCGGCTGGCTCGGCGTCCGGAATATCGTTCCGGTCCTCCAGGTTCCCAGACGCGACGGTGGCCGGCAATACCGGCGGCGTTCAGAATATCGTACAAACCGCTGATAATCTTGCCGCTCACACGCACGCGGTAACAGACCCGTCGCATACCCATGGATATGATCAATCAGTAAATGGCGTACAGGCGGCTGGCGGCGGCCTCCAAACTGCGGGCACCCTATTCGGACAACAGACCCAGGCCGCGACAACTGGAATCTCAGTAGCGAGTGGTGGCACGGGCAATCCTCTGACTATTCTGCAGCCGACAATGGTTGGGACTTGGTATATGAAACTGTGAGGTGAAATGAGATACCTGATTGCATTTGCTCTTTTCGGCCTGTGGCCAGGGCTTGCCCTCGCGATAGATTGCACTTCGAACGGCAATTATGTCGGGCCGCAAACGGCGACCTTTGACGGGCAGTATTTTACTCACATGACGATTTCCGTAAGCGGCAACGGCGTGGCTGGGATAAATACGAACGGTCATTCTGGAGTGAAGATTGACACCGTGCTCGTGTACCATTCAAACGGCGCGGTCGGCATTCTCCAGCAAGGAAGCGGCGGCGCAGAGGTTCATAACGCCCATGTTGTCGGGTACTCCAGTCCTGGCTCGAACATCGCGTGTCGTAATGCCTCCGGGTTTTGGGTTACGAACACCAAGGTCGACGGCGGCTCGCTAGGCATCGAAATTAGCTCATGCAGCCCGTCAGTCTTGCAGGGCATTGAAGGGTCGAATCAGACAGGAATCCTTGATCCGAATGGTGCAGGCGCATTTGTGCAATGGATAAATTCAAACAACGGTTTATTGGATGATTTCTATAATTACCGTGCCCCTAACGGCCCTGCAAAGACAGGCGGCGATGTAGTCAATGGCTATCGCAGCACCGGCATTACCGTAAAAAACGGTCTGATAGACGGCGTGTACGGAGGGTATCCGAGCGACGATATTAACCCAACGGTCGTCTCGTGCGGCATTCAGAACGATCAGTATACGAGCAACATGAACGTCAGCAATGTCAATGTGTTTCATGCGATCGACGGCGCATTCTGTGCGTACGGCACTGGCGGAAAAGGAAACACATTCAAGAATGTCCATGCAAGTGACAACATTTGCACTGACCCGGTGACAGGCCGCGCGCCGGCGTCGGGCGACGGTTATCTGTTCGTAGGGCCATGCACGAAGGGAGCGGCAGACTGCCAGGGCGGCCCGAAAGGCGTCGTATTCACCAATGCAAGCGGCAGCGTCTATGCCAACTTTACCCCATGCGCGGGAGATCCCAGGCCGGTTTATAATATGCCAAAGTTTATGCCGGCGCAGGGCACAGTGCCCTACGCGCCGCAGTTTCATGCGCAGAACATCTGCAATTAGGATAGCTAGGTGTACGTAATAAACTTCGATCAGGTGTCAGTTTCGGAAGCGTGGCGCGAGGATATCGCGATCATTGCCGCGGATGATCTGACGCCTATCGACACCGCCCTCGACGGGATCAGCCTGACGCTCCAAGTATGGGCGAGGTCATCGCGCGGCTATGGCGATCAGAGCCAGCGCTTGGGTTATTGGCCGATTCAGATTGGGAATGTGATAAACTTCAATCCGACGATCAACGCGACGACCGGAGACGGCTCCGGCCAGCTTTCGCTTGTAAATGGCGTGCTTTCGATTAACATAGCGCAGGGCGTGATGGCGCAGCTTCTAGCTGGCTATTATGGCGTAGGCTGTACCATGAAGAATGGCGACACCGTAAAGCAGCTGTTTGTCGGCGTGCTGCCGCTGTACGACGGAAACGTGTTCCCGCAATGAGCAACATTCAGCTAAAGGTCCTCCCGCAATTCCCCGCCCAGGTGACAGGCGTTGCCCCGATCGTCGTTACCAAGAGCGGCCTAACCTACACGATAAGTTACAATGCGCTCGTTTCGCAGCTTGCTGTAAGCCAAATCAAACAGCAACTTGTGGCAATCTCCCAATTCGACACAATATTGGCGACGATCCCGGCTGATCCGAAAAGCGCTGTAATGGAGATATGGACAGGCGGCGGCTTCACGCAGATTGCGGGTCCGCTGCTAACGTCAATCTTTGCGACCCTCGGCTATAACGCGTCGCAGCAAGCGACATTCATCGCCGCAGCGGCTCTCTTCCCATACTAAAGGATACGGAAATGGCTAAGGACGGTGGCACGGCTGGCCTGCACAAGGACAAGGACAGTTATATCAAGGCGGCCCATAACGGGCCGAAGGACGGCAAGAAAGGCCGCATGCCGAAGAAAAAGGGCGGCAAGAAATAGGGAATAAGGCAATGGCTAAAGGTGCAAGCACTAAAGGCTCGTTTCACAACAAGGGAACGGGGAAGGCAATCAGCCCGAAGATAAGCAGCGGGCGCGCGGGTGCATCCGAGAGCGCTGTCGCAAGGCAGCCGAAGATCGATCAGAAGCGGTCAACATGGAAAATGCCAGCGGCTAAAAGCACTGGCTGCTACTAATGGCTAAGAAAAAAGACGGCAAATGGATCGCCGGGGCGATTAAGCATCCCGGCGCGCTCCATAAGGAACTTGGCGTCAAGCAGGGCGAGAAGATCCCCGCCAAGAAGCTAGAAGCGGCAACCCATTCCAAAAATCCTACGGAGCGTAAACGGGCTAATTTAGCCGAGACGCTGAAAGGCTTTCACAAGAAGGGCAAGAAATAATGCCTCTATCTAAGGGCAAATCCAAGAAGGCTTTCTCCGACAATATCAAGACGGAGATGGCCGCTGGTAAACCGCAAAAGCAAGCTGTCGCGATCGCCTATTCCGAAAAGCGCGGCGGGAAGAAAAAGGGCAAGAAATGAAACTCAGATATTTGGCTTTAGCTGCGACGCTCTCGTCTATCTCGCCAGCATATGCGCAAGCGCCGGTCGTCATTCACACCCCAGCGCCGGTTATTGTCCACCACCATGCTCCGGCCCCGCGGTGGCATGTCATGCCGGCTCAGCAGCCAGTGCCAGCCCCTGAATGGGGCCTTGGGTCGTGGCTCGCCGCGCCGTTTAATGCCGCTGGGGCGGTCGTCGGTACCGTCGCCGCTGGCGTTGGCAACGTGGTGGAAACGCCATTCATCGCCGCCGGGCAAGCCTGGAGCAATGAAAATTGCTGGCAGCATATGGTCGATCCTAGAGACGGCCAGGTCAAACTGTTCTGGATCTGCAAATGAACTTTCGGAAGTTTTTCATAGGGTGCTTATTCGCTTGGGCGACGATCGTCGGCTTTCTCGGCCTTTTCGACACCCTGAAGCACCGCGAGGCCCAAGCTGCCCCCCGTCTTCTAACTTGGGGGCTTGATACCGGCGTCAGTCCGGCGAACGTCTGTCTATATTACACCTCGGCCGCGTGCTTTAATATCGGCACAATGTCAGCTGGCGGCGCGTTCGCCATGCCACCGGCGAACCTGGCGGCAATGCCAGCCGAAACCGTTCTCGGGAATGGCACAAACGCCAGCGCTTCCCCAACTGCTCTTGCGCTGCCCTTCTCGCAGCCGCTAGGGCGGCTTACCCTTCAGTCCGGCGTCCCGGTCATGACGACCAATACGGCGGGCGCCACGACGGTTTACTACACTCCCTACAACGGCTACCAAATCGCGCTCCCGGATGGCGTTGCCGGGGGAATGGTCTCGCAGATATTCACCGAGCTCTCTCAGCTAACCACGGACGCGACCAAATCCCCGGCCGCTGTTGCCGCGAGCTCCTGCTATGATATCTTTGTTTGGAATGATGCCGGGACGCTGCGGGCCACACGCGGGGCGGCTTGGACAAACTGCACTTCTCGCGGCGCTGGCATGGCGGCTATCGGCCGCATAAATGGGACGTTCGTCAACACCAATACGATCACCAACGGCCCTCCGGCTAAAATGGGTGTATGGGTCGGGGCAATCGCATCCAATGCCGGCTCGACGATCGATTACATTTTTGGCGCGGCTTCGTCTGGAGGCACGGCGGCCCGGCTGGAGGTCTGCAACGCATTCAACCGCCAGCAGATTTTCACTCAGGTCGTTGATAGCGGCACAGCTTACACCTATAGCTCGGCCACCATCCGCCAAGCGCGGGCCTCGGCAGGCAATCAAGCCTCATTCATGTCCTGCAGCGCAGCTGATTCGGTGTTCGTCGGCATTCAGACTGAATGTGCTACGACTGCAGCGGCTAATACAGGCTGCGATGTAGGCTTTGGCTTCGACACCACAGCAAGCTTTAACGGTACCGCCAGGTATCGTAGCGTTGCGCCGACGGCCGCAGTCTTCACCACCGGCCAGACCGTTTCAAGTTATTGGCAGCCTGGGGTTGGCGTGCACGTAATTTCATCTAATGAGAGCAGCGTGGGCGCGGTGGCGAACACCTTCAGTAATGGGGGAATAAACGTTTTATCTCTAACGTTGCAGCACTGACCATGAACCCCGAGGCCTACCTCATAGGAATTGGCCTTCGTCCGCCCGTAGCCGCCCGCAAAATGACCCAATGGGAGCATAATGTGCAGTGGTTTGCGGTTGCCATGCTGTGGATGATGGCCTATGTTTTTCATGGTGTTCTGGCATTTTAACCAATACAGCGACCTGCCCGCGATCATCTGTCTCTTGCCCATGTGGAGAATCATGAAATGAGTTGGTTTTCAAAACTGTTAGGTATCGTGAATTGGAAGACCTCGCTATCTGGGGCTCTCAGCCTGCTGGTTACGCTCGCGTCATTCATTCCGGCTCTTCAGCCATGGCGTGAGACAATTCTTTCGCTTGTTGCGACTCTTACCAGCGCTGGTCTGATGGCGGCGAAGGACGGTAATGTTACTGGCGGCTCTGTGCCCGCTACTGTGGAAGCCCAAGCGCGCGCGGTCTCGGCGCCTATCCCGTGATATGAATGGCCGATAGTCACGACGCAAAGATCGACGGCGCGGTTGCCGTCATAAATGAGCTGCTAAAGCTCGGCGCCCTATTCTATGGTCCTCTCGGCTTCGCGTACCCATTTATAATGAAGGTTGTGTCTGGAGAGGCTGAGAAGCTGAAGGATGGCCTGGCCGGCGGGACGATTATTCCTGACGGACATGGCGGCTTTGTACCTGGTAGCAATTCAAGATACGATGCTAAGACTGGGCAGTTTGTCCAGAAACCGAGGTGAAGCATGAGCTGGCCTACTTGGGGCACATTGGAAGGCTATATACGCGCGCGGGCGTCGCACTACGGCGTCAACCCTAACTTCGCGGTTGAGGTTTGCCGCCTTGAGAGCGCTTCCGGGCAGAACATGGTCGGCGATGACCGGTCCAGCTTTGGGCCGTTCCAGCTTCACTATGGGGGTCATTCGCACCGCTTCCCACATGGCGGCCTTGGCGACAGTTTCACACATAGTACCAAATTACATGCTTGGGACAGCTCGTCCTGGCAGGCTCAGGTTGATTTCTCGCTCTGGTGTTTCGAGAAAGGCGACGGGCCGCAATGGTCTACCTATCGCGCGGCCGTGGCTCGCGCTGGCAGCCCGAGACAAGGGCATGTTCAACATTCTCCAGTAAAGGCGATCGCCCATGGCAAACGAAGGCGCTGATCACGCAAAGGTCCGGGCGGTTATAAAGAAGTCCATAGACACTGGAATCGCGGGTATTTCCGCCCTGGCGGAATCATACGCCGCGCCGTACACTGAGCAGATATCCGGCAAGGTGCAAGAGGATCTATGGACGGCCGGCTATATGGTGGTACCGCGCGCGCATGTCGCGGCGCTGAACAAAGGATAGGAAAATGACGTTCTCAATAGTGTTCTGGGTGTTGATGCTGATTTGGCTTATTTTCGGTTTCGTCTGGAACAGCAATCCCGGCACGTTCGGGCCGTCCGGCATATGGGGCAACTGGATAATTCTATTCATCCTGTTCGCCCTCCTCGGTTGGCACGTGTTCCCCATCCATGGCTGAAATTCCCGGTTCTTCTCCGTCAAACATCCCTAACCCTGACCCGTCGGTTGTCGCCAAAGAGAGGCTTGCCGAGGAGATCAAGCAGGTACGCTCGGAAATTGCGTCGCAACGCGCCGAGGTAAAGGGCTGGGTGGACGCTCTTCAAGTGCTACACGAAGAGAAGATCCGAAGCTCCGTGGAGCGGACGGAGTCGCTGGACAGGGTCGTCCAGACACGCCTAGCTGGCTCTGAGACCGCGCTGAATGCCGCCATGGCGGCGTCAGACAAGGTGGTGGCCAAGATCGAGACCGGTGTCGGAGCCATAATGAATGAAATGAAGGCCAGCTTCTCGAAGCAGCTTGACTCTCTCAAGGACAATATTGACGAGCTTAAGAAGAGGATATTCGAATCCGGCGGCCGCGAGGAAGGGTCTGGAAAAATGCTAGCCTGGATATTCGCGGGCATCGCGGCTGCGGCGGCGCTCGGCATGTTCGCCCTTGCGATGCAGAAGGACCAAGCGCAGCCATACCGTCAGCCTACATCCCTCAGGTCATCGTCTTAACAGGGGCAACAAATGACTTGGCCGTTTACAATCAGTCTCGATAAGGCGGCGCGAGACTTTTTCAACCAGCAAGCTCGCCATCTGTATCAACTCGAAGATAAGGTAGACCAAATCATGGCTATGCTATCAGACATCCTCGCCAAGGTGGCGCAGGAAAAGACCGACATCGGCGCGCTCATGGCGTTTATCGACGGCCTAGAGACCAAGATCGCGGCAATCCCCGGTATGACTCCGGATATGCAGAAGGAAATCGATACGTTGTTCGCTAATATTGGCGACAATGATGCGGCGATCGTTGCGGCTATGAAGATGGGCGTTCCCCCGACTCCCCCGCCGACGGTTGTTCCGCCGGTGGTCTAAGTATCTCGTCGATCATCGCTCTCCAGGCGGCCGCCGCGCAATCGCCCGGCGTGCCGCCTTTTACTTTCTTAGCTCCGGCTGCCATCATCGCTGGTGTTGGGACTCGCATGGAGGCGACAACTGCGGTGGCTATGTTGGCGGCGTCGTCTTTCGTCAGCATCCCTTCGTAGGTATGATCAGTGGCCACGATAACCCGGACCACCCGAGCCAGCATCTCGTTCATTGTGTTCCCCTGATAAAGCGGAATTGCTTCTCGGTCGGCACGCCATTGGCGTCCATAAATGCCGCCTTCTCATCGTTTGGGTCGTTGCCAACCATCCAATCGACGGCGTCATAGCCGAGCCCCATATGGGCCAGGTACATGCCTATAAGGGCATTGCCATTGCCGTCGGCGTGCTGGTCATCCTCTCCGAGGAACGCCGAGTGCCACATTAGAACGGACTTGGGCCCCATAGTCCTGGCCGATCCGGCGAGCCAAATGTAGGCGCAGGCGGATAGACACTGTGAGTCTGGCAGCACGGCGGTATCCCAATGACGGGCGTGGATATGCTCGCCGATATTGATCGCCGGGCGCAAGGCGCCGCCGGGCCCGGCCAAGTCGACGCGTGCGTGGCGGATGTCCTTGATGCGGGCAATGAACTCGGCCAGGTCAGCAGGGAAGATTTGGCCTGAGATCGTAATCACGGCACACTCATGATAATCGCGGGCGCCACCGCATGGTTCAAAGCGCATGTGCTCGGACGCGTGGGCGATGGAATAACAGGCGAAATAGCCTATCGCCGCGCCTAAGAGTAGCCCGATCCATTTGTCATTCATTTCGTTTCCTCCTTAGTGCACGGTAAAACTATTCCAGCGCTTTGCCGTTTCAATGCAGCGTTTGTCAGGGCAAACACATTGGCCTGACGTTAACGTCGTGCACGGTAAAACTATTCCAGCGCTTTGCCGTTCTAACAATACCGCATCGCTGCGCGCCTCGAACCCTGAAAACGGCCGTTTGCAGATAGGGCATGGAAGCCAGAAGTATCCGCCTAGATAGGATAGAAACTGGATCAACAATCTAGGGCGCAGCCTCATTTCGTTTCCTCCTTTGGTTTTTGGATAGGCTTAGGATGCTCAGCGGAGACCGCTGGCGGCTTTTGGCGGCCTCCGTGCTGCTGCATCTGCTTCTTTATGTCGGCCTGCCACCTGCGGCGCTCCTTGACGCGGGATTTAGGCATTGTGGTCTTTCATGGCGCCGGTTGCGGCGATGAGGACGTCCTCCAAGGCCTCAACGATTGCCCGCTTGAGGGCTTCCCGCGCCTCCCGGAAATGATCGTCGGCTATGCCGCTCGAGGCGGCAATGGCATAGCTAACGCCTTCCGCTGAAATGATCCGGTCCGCGATTACATCAAAGTTTGTCATCCTTCGCTCCCCTCGCCGGGCTGCGGGTGGAATGGCACAACCGGCGCCATCTCCTTCTGCATTCGCCTGTCGGCCGATGCGGCGACCTTGTTAAGTTCCGGCAGGCTTTTCGCGATCCTCTCATAGTCCGGCATGGACAGCTTGGCCAGCCATTTGGTGAACGGCTTGGAACCATAAGCAGCCTGCGCCATGGCTGAGGCTATGAGCAGCGGCTCTTTATCGTCTGGCGACAGCGGTGTAACCTTAGGGACGTTGATTTCGTCCCGAGAATTGACCGGTTCCTTCCACACGCCGAGGCCTGTGGCTTGATATGCCTCGTCGGTTTCTTCGCGTGAGGGTGGCTCTGGAACCTCTGGGACGTTGATTTCCGGAGTGGGTTCACGGATGACTAATGCGTCAAGCCGTTCGCCAAGCGTCGGCTTTGGTGTTACATCGCGTGCCCGCGCCGGGCCGTCAAATTCGTCCGGGGCAAAGATGCCCATGAGTACGTCCGGGAAATGCCTGCGGCAAAGAGCGCGCACCGAATAATAGGTTAGCTGCTGGTCTGGGTCGCTGACCCAAAGGGGCGAGTTCTTGACCTTGATTTCGCCGATTGCCGGAGAAGTATATGAGAGCCAATGGTCCTCTAGTTCACCTTTCCCATTCTTCAGCTGGCCGGCAAGCTTAGCTGAGGCCGTGCACTTGCGTGTGGCACCTTCACCGGAGAATTCGAATCTAATGCGCCCTTCTATTGGCGCCCGCTGGATGGCAACGGCATGGATAAGCTGGGCCTCGAAGGCAAGCCGGTCATTCACCACGTACGATTTGTTGGCGACGGCAAAAGGCGACATACGCCATTCGATGGCCTGCATTACGATGCCCAGGCACGCGCCTGGATTGCCGCGCAAATGTTTGGGAACGGCGCCTTGGGAAATGCTAAGCATTTTGGCGAATTCCATCACCTCTCCGGCATTAGTGAAGCTTATGCCTCCAACCTTATCAGAGACCTGGAGGGTCCCCGCTATCTTGGTGTCAATCTTGGATGCGATGCGGTCTTCGACTGTTACGATGTCGTTCATGGGTTCCTCTCAGTTACAGTATGTCGTATTGCCATATCGCGTGGCTCACGTCATGTTCAGGGCGGCCATGTACAGCTCGATAATGGCCTCCATTTCCTTACGTTCATCGCGGTCCAGCTTGCGCATTTTGACGATTTGACGGATGGCCCGTACATCGTATCCGCGCGCTTTCACGACAGCGTAGACTTCGCCAATGTCGTTTGACGTAGCCTGCTTTTCTTCTTCTAGCCGTTCGATTCTCTCGACGAATTGCGTCAGCTCCTCGCCTGATGTCGAAGTGATGTCCTTGGTCATTTCTCTCTCCTTTGCTTAATCTTGACAGTCCGGAATGTTGTGGCCTTGTGCACGCATTCTTTCTTGCGGACCGTCGCGGCCTCGATATAGCGGCCGTCGCCTAGGTTGCCGCGCGTGGCATTGCCGAGGATGTGGATTAGCTCGGCGTCTACCCCAGCGCGCCATTCTCTGGCGGCGTCACCTTGCTTCTCGAGATGCGCGAATCCGCCGCGCTGAGTGAGTAGGGATTGGACGCGCTCGTTCCCGGACAGATCGACCTCGCCGCCATCATCCTCGGCATATTGGGCGCGGATTGTCTCGGCGTCGCGCGCATAGTCCACCGGTGGGGGATCATTGTCACGGACACGGCGAAGGAATTCCGGCACTCTGCGGCGGATTTTGCCCATCATGCCGACATGTAGCTCAACATCCATAATGTGCGGCTCAAGGTCCATGCCAACAAATGCCGCTACGCAGGCCCAAGACGCGCCGGTCAAGTCCGCCTCCTGGATCGCTTGGATAGCGACGTAAGTTGGGACCTGGATGGAGCCGTTGTTATCGGCCCAGTCCTTGCGGAATGTATGCTCGTTCACGGTTTTGATTTGGCAGATGCCGAATTGGGACGCGTCCTGCGGGGCGAAACAGCGCTTTTGGATCAAAGCGTCAGGAGTGGCGGAGAGGCCAGCATCAACATCGCGATAGAATTTGCTACCATGACCAATGACGTTCGGCGTTACGGTCCACTCCGGCCGTTCCTCCCGCAATATCTCGATACAGTCGTCCTCCAGCATGCGGCCGCGCCGCATAGCCTTGGTTTCGTCGTTCCCCCATTTGCCGCTCTTCAGTGCCCATAGCTTGAATGGCGTCATGTAGGGGTGGACGCCTAGGACTGCTGCGACTTCGCTGGCGCCGATAGTGTCCTTGCGGAGATGGAGCCATTCCTCGCGAGACTTGGGAGTAAGGACTTCAATCATCGCGCGTTCCTTGTGCAACAGATTCAATAGTAAGCCAGTTGCGCTCTTGCTGCACTGCTTCCACAAACGCGCCCCGGACGTCCAGCATCCCAGCGCTTTGCTTCATAAAGACCCTCAGGATGCGGTCTCGGCTTTTCTTTTGCATGTGCTCTGAGATTTTTAGGGCGTCATCGAAGGTAAGCGGTTCAATGGTCATGGCGCCCATCCAAGCATGAGAGAAGGCTGCAGCCGGCGGCGATGGTGATGCAGAAGCCTATAAAGAGAAGCAGGAACATCACTTCCTCCTATTGGCCACACGCCTGGCCCAGCGCGCATAAAGCGTGGCGCCACGCAGGTTAATGGCCGAAACCTCGCCGCCAAAGCCGAACCAGCGAGTTTTATGCTCGATAATGATCTCCAAGGCACATACCAGAATCTTTGGGGGCAGGCTGGACAGATCCTCTGAGATCGCATCCATATCCCTGGGGTGCCGCGCGTATGCCCACGCCCTGTCTTTTATCGCCCCACGCAGGCAGCGCTTAGCTTGTGCCTCGATCCTGAGTTTGGCCCGGGCCATGGCGATAGATGGCGGGCGGCGAGCGGCCCATGAGTTTGTCGAGTATGGCGATTGTTCCGGTTCGCAATCTGCTAGTTTCATTTCCAGTTCCTCCTAGTTCTTGTTGTCTTCTAGAGCATCGCTGCGCAGTTCCAGGTAGTCCCTAGGATGGATGTTGTCTGGGCCAGGAACGAATGCAACGTGGCGATCAGTTCGCGGCAAGCCGGGCTGTTGAGCGCCGACTTGCCTGACAATGCCGGCGACTGTTGGGTCGATAGGCACGATCCAAACGACCTTGCGGGCCGTGATCTTCGCGCGGGTCGCTATCAGGTTCGCCAAGGTGGACGAAGGA